AGAGCGGCCAAAAAGGGACCCGGAAGCCGTGAGGCCGGATATGACTATTTGAGTAAGGAGCTGCTGCGGATAGTCATAGACCCTAACCGCTGCCCGAATGCTGCCCGTGAGTTTGCTAACTATGAGCTGAAAAAAGACAAAAACGGGAACTTTATAGCAACGTATCCCGACGGCAATGACCATACTATAGACGCTGTAAACTATTTATGCCAAAACAAGGGCGCTTTGCGAATTTCATAATCAGGGGGTAAACAAAGTGAAAAAGAAGCAGTTTAAACCGCTTAATATCCGCAGTACGGAGCTTTTAAACAGAAGCAGAGTAATTAGTCCTACGTCTGTAAATGAGACGCACAGAAAGGCGCTGAACGTCATTAATAGCAGTAATAACAATAACATCTTTATTGAACCGCGACTGGAAGACGTACAGACCATGTTCGGTATTCCGGAAACAATGGGTGCGCCGGACGCAACGGCACAGGCCGCCAACGATGAAGCTATCAGCGCCTGCCATAGCTTGATACTTCACACCATGCGTGTATTGGGCGACAACGTTTATCCGCAGTTTCTAGGCTATGGCTATCTAACGGCGCTGACACAGAACCCACTTATTCGGACAGGCGTAGAGATGATAGCCTCTGAAATGACCGAAAAAGGCTGGAAACTCACCACGGAAAAAGAAGAAAGCCGGGAGAAGATTAAATTTCTTGAGTTGGAGTTAAACCGCCTGAACGTTAAAGATATGTTTTATAAAGCTATCTGCAACAATGGCTATATGGGCGGGTGTCTTGTTGGAATAGACTACGAAGGGGAAAGACCAGAAGACTTAGTAAACGCGATACCGCTTACCGCCGATGGCCTTCTAGGTAAGAAAATCAAAGGCCTGCGCCTGCTGGAAGCCTTCAATATCTCGCCCGGGGAATATGATTCTACTAACCCGATGAGCCAGAATTACTACAATCCGCAGACATGGTTTGTTATGGGCGTACCTATTCACCGCAGCAGGGTATTATACTTTTCGCAAAACGAGCTGCCTACGCTGCTGAAACCTGCTTATAACTTTTTCGGTATTCCACTTGCGCAAAACGTCTTAGATGTAGTTTCTCACTTTACCGAGTGCCGGGAAGCAGAAGCACGTTTGCTTACTAAATTCAGTTTGACCATATTCAAAACAAACCTCAATGCACAAATTCTTTCCGGTGCTGATTGGGCGTCTATAGACCGCCGGCTAAATCATTTTGCCAAAAATCGGAACAATGACGGCGTGCTCCTTATCGACAAGGAAGAGGAAGAAGTAGACGTTAAAATCACAGCTTTATCAGGAGTGCGTGAAATCGTATCGCAGGCGATGGAGTTTGTGGCGGCTATGTTTCAGGAGCCAGCAACTAAACTGTGGGGTATCGCCCCGCAGGGCATGAACGCTACAGGGGAAAGCGACCTTGAAAACCATTACAAGCACATCAGCAGCCAGCAGGAAAGGCAGCTTAGAAAACCGCTTGAACGGTTGGTAAAGATACTGCAACTCATTGAATACGGCGAAATTGATGAAAGTATCAGCGTCGAATTTAATCCACTCTCTGAAAAGAGCGAGGAAGTAATGGCTACGCTTCGACGCACTCAAGCCGAAACTGATAACCTCTATATAGCTATGGGAACATTGGCACCAGAGGAAGTACGCGAGGAGCTTAAAACGCGCGATAACAGCCCTTACAACCATTTTATGGCTAACTTTGATGTAGAAGACACGGAAGAACCAAGCGCAGACTATAGCGAGATGTTAGAGATGTTAAAAACCGTCGCGCCGCCAGAGAATAGCAGTCAGGGGTGAGTAAATGGCCAGACGCAGAAGGACCAGACGAGGGCAGACCTTCCTGCCGCCACACGTCTTTAACGCAGGCATACAGCAAAGCTATGCCCGCGAGATACGCCGCATTATCCGCCCCATGATGAAAACAGCTATCCCCTATGTCTTGAAGAACTACAAGAAATTTCTCAAGGGCGACCAGCTGGCGTATGATATCACCATTGAGGGGCAAGAGGTAAACCTTGACGAGCTTCTGGCGGTGCTGCGGCGGAAATTCCACCAGTACATTATGGACTTCAATCGGGAGCGGGCAGAACGGGCGGCTGTACGCTTTATCAACAAGATTGATAAAACCAACAGGGCGGCTTTAATGGCGGAACTAAAAAGGGTAGGCGTGGCGATTAAATTCACGGTAACACCAGCTTATGAACGCATACTAGAAGAAACTGCCGAACGGAATGTAAACCTTATTAGGACTATTGCCCCGTCATTTTTCGATAAAATCATCAAAAGCGTGTATGAAAGCGCCAAACGTGGCCGGGATATGGCAAGCCTTTATCAAACGCTGCTAGACATTGAAGGTGTTACAGAGCGTAAGGCGCAGCTGATTGCAATGGACCAGACGAACAAGGCCACGCAGGAGCTAGAACTTGCCCAATCCCGGGAGCTGGGTATAAAAACTGGCACATGGGTACATATTCCGGGCGAGAAAACGAGCCGTAAATCACATGAGGAGATGGACGGCAAAGAATTCGACTTGGACGAGGGATTGTTTGACTATGAGGTAGGCAAAAAAGTGAAACCGGGCGAGCTTCCCTACTGCCGCTGCACTTACAGACCAAACATCAGCGAACTGCTCGAAACCTAGTAAATACGTACTACAGGACTTTGAATATACACTTTTTTGCTATAATAAGGGAGAAAAGTATTGAATTTACACGTACTGAAGCAGAAAGCAAATGTAGATTTGGGGTAGACCCACCCCCCGGGGATAGGATTTACACCGTTTAAACTGTGTGCATAATTTACGGATAAAATGCCGTGAAAAGCCGTATAAATACCTCAAAATTATTTATGTAAGTTAAGAGGTGATAAAGTGGAAAAAGATAACAATTTGNNNNCCCGAAGGATAGACGATAACGGATATCTGCACGTATCAGCCTGCCCGATATCCAAAGCCTGTATCAATCCTTATTATGGCCGGGAGATACCCGGAGCCGCCGAACTGGGACTTAACCCCACGGGGATATACTACGGATACCGTGACCCGGACGAGCTGGCCAAAGCGGCCGAGACTTTCAACGGCCTGCCGCTGCTGCTTGAACACCACTTCGACAGCGCAGACGAGCCGCAGAAAGAGCACCGAGTAGGAGCTACCGGGACCGATACCACGTTTGACGCGCCGTATCTGCGCAACACAATATCAGTTCAGGACGCTGACGCGATTGGAAAAATCGAGCGTGGAGAGTTTAAAGAGCTTTCATGCAGCTACCGTTATACGCCTGACTTCACACCGGGCGAGGTTGACGGCGTAGCGTATGACTTTATAATGAGAGATATCAAGGGTAACCACGTTGCCCTTGTGCCACGTGGCCGAGCTGGTTCCGACGTGGCTGTTGCCGATAGTATGCCCGCTGGGCTAGCTATAAACAATACCCCGAAAGGAGAGTTAAAAGAAATGGCAAAATTTAGAATTACCGAGCCAGTGCAGCGCTTTAAACAACGCCGCGCAAAAGCTTTGCACTCTGTTCTTGCAGCTGACGCTGACTTAGGAATTGAAAAGAGTGAGACCGAATTGGGCAACTTACTCAAAGCAATTCAAGTAGTAGAAGCTCAAGTTGAGGGCGGATATTCTCCCCGCGATGTTGGTGTTGATATCGACGAAAATGCAACCGTTGACGAAATCACTGACAAGCTTTTCACCGGCTTGGAAGCTGCCGCTAAAGACAAAATCCGCGCTTTCCTGCTTAGCTTGAAAGGCACCAAAGCAGAGGACGAAGCCGCCGAAGCTGTAACCAAACCAGCCGCCAAAGACGCCGAAGGCAAAATGACCTTTGCAGAAGGTGTCAAATATGGTGAAGAACTGGAAAAGAAACCCGGCGAACGCGAAAAGCTGGATAAAGAACATGAAAGCGAAGGCATGAAAAAAGCCTTGGGTGAAGACGACGAACTTTCTGAAAAAATGAAAGACCCTGCTTTCAAAGCAGCGTTTGAAATGGGCGTTAAATACGGCGAGAAGCGCGAAAAAGCCGACCCGAAACGTATCGACCGCGACCACGAACGCGAGGGCGAAGAAAGGTACTTAGCGGAAGACGCACTGCCAAGCATTTTAGCAGCAGAGCGCAAAAAGATTGAAGCAAGCTTCCGCGAACGCAATGCTGCTGCTGAAACCTGTCAAGCATTCTTAGGCCGCAAAGTCGACCCGCTGGCTTATGATAGCGCAGATGATATCTATGCTGCTGCACTCAAAGCAGAAGGCTTCAATGTTTCCGAGTATTCGCCTACCGCCTATAAAGGCATGGTTGACGCACTGCGCAGAAGCAAACAAACTGAAAAATGGGGCGCTGGCCGCGTTGCTATGGATTCCGCAGTCTCCGTACCGGACTATCTGCAAGGCCTGAATAAAATCAGCGTTCGATAAG